TTGCTACGCGCCAGAAGGTTTGGAAGCATTAAGAAGATTCTGGGACACCGAATTCACATTGAGAGAAGCAATGGATCTGATGTCGACAATCAAAAATATTGTTCGAAAGGAGGTGATTTTTGGGAACATGGAAGTCCTCAAGGCCAGGGAAAACGTAATGACCTTATATCGATTGTTGAAGAGATTAAATCGGGCACTGGACTTGTGGAAATCTGTGAGAATCATACCGAGTCATTCATTCGGTATCACAGTGGTATTGAAAAAGCTTATCGATATATTGGAAGAGGATGTAATGACCGAAATTGGAAAACAAAGGTATTTACCCCCCAGACAAGCTGGGGGGCCTCACTAATGTTTTTTTTGCATGTCTTCTATGGAGCTACTGGAACAGGAAAATCACGTTTGGCTGCTCTACGATGTTCTGGGAGAAGAGTTTATTACAAGCCTCACGACAAATGGTGGGACGGATATGACGGACATGAATGCGTCATCATTGACGATTTCTACGGATGGATCCCTTATGACGAGTTACTCAGAATCACTGACCGATATCCCCACAGAGTAGCAATCAAAGGTGCTATGATTCAATTTTTAGCCAAAGATATCTATATAACATCGAATAAACATCCAAGGGATTGGTATAATCATCTATGGTTCCAAGATAACCAATATGCCGCTTTAAAAAGAAGAATCGACGAACATATTTGTATGGGTGAAGGTTTTAATAAAGAATTATAATTCACATAAATGTCTTTTTGTCATCTATTTTGTTGATATCCATTTTGTTTAAATCAATTTTTTCAAGGGTAGGTGAATATTGAAATTGTCGATATTCGTAAAAGGTTGCATAGATGTAGCAATCCACACGCACTTGAATATTAGTCGATTCAGGTTGTTGCCCTTCATAGCAATAAACAAGTCCATATAATGAAGTCCCAACAGATGTATCGCAATCAAGTTTTCGCCTAGCAACCCAGCCTTTGCCAGTTATAGTGCCATTAACTCCAACAGCATTAACGACCGTTTTCGGAACGAAAGAGAAACGTAATGGCTTCGTTATTGAAGTAGATTTTGAATTGGGAAAGTTTGATATTTCGTCGTAGTATGATTGCGCCACGCCAGTATTAGCAGCCCCAGGAAACTGATCGTCATAATATATGCTTCCAACATGACGGCCAAAGGATAAGACATAGGTGGCGCCGGCATTGTCGATAGGTACATTTTCGGTGATAACAGGTGTTATTTTATATGCAATCTTCCAAACACGAATAGACGACCAAAATTGCGCAAAGTTAGTATAATGAGTAAACGATTGCAGCTGGGGGGCAAGATAAATCGTTCTTCCAGTGGTAGAATTCAGTATATAGGATTGATGAAGACGAGTAAAGAGTTGTCCACCACGAGATAATTCATGTCGGGTGGTTGCCCTTGAGGAGCGCATAAAGCGCCGTCGGCGACGAAAATAACGACGTTTTAGATTATAACGAGGCCTCCGCCTAAAAAGGCGACGTCTTCTCGGAAAGAAGGCCATCCCACGACTAAACTGGCCTGACGGGTTTCTGAGTATATATAGATGTAACGAAGTTGCCGAGGGTAATACTATGCCTCGGCAACAAAACAGCACGATTTTCAAACGTTTTTGTGTGACACTTAATAATCCAAGTGACGAAGAATATGCCGCAGCAAGAAATTTCGCTAGTAACTCTTGCAGATATGCTATCATCGGGAGAGAAGTTGCTCCAACAACTTCAACACCGCACTTACAATGCTTCTTTAAC